TTGGACAAGTTAAATGACGCAAGCGCCAGTTGCTTACGCCGCGACGGCTAACGCCTGTCTACAAAGGTACATTATCCAGAGTGCAAATTAAATAAATGAAGAAAACGTATCGTATCGTATTGTTTCATACTGTATCGTAATAATATCAATACGATACAGTATGATATGTAATAAGGTTGATTAAAAAATGATAATCACCCTATTACGATAATTACGATAATTACGATAATTACCGTAATTATCCTTTTACTTTGTGTACAGGCAACAATTTTCGCGGGCGCGAAAAATTGGTCATGACCAAATTTCTCAGAAAAATACTTAGCATAACCCCACACCCTAAAACTTCGTCCTCGCGCTGGCGCACTCCGGGCGAAGTTTCAGGGCGTGGGATTGGATACATCCCTTAAACCTTAGTTATTTGCAGGATCAAAATAATTTCAGACTCGCTCTTATCTTCAGTATGAGAAAAGAACCAATCGGGGATAAAGGAAAAGCCGGCATCTGTCTCGGTTGACTTGGTTTCATTCAAGCCGCCCAATATGATGACATCACCGGTATTCGTTGAAACGTTCGTTGATATTTCCCGTTTTGTCAGTGTCGGCGAGTTATTAACGCCGGTATTTGTTTGCACAAAACTAGAGACTTGTTGATTGATTTTAAGATCAATCACCGATTCACGAACAGACGGGGTTAAATCGAACAAAACGCCAGCGGAACGATACTGGACAGATTGAACCGCCTGCCCTGCCCCCTGGGGAAACGATAAAGCGCCCAAAATTGGCACATCCTGGCCTATGGTGATATGAGCCGTTGAACCAGATAAAACCCGCAATGACGGCGAGGAGACAACTTTAAAACGGGTATCGGTCGAAAGCGCCTGCATAACGGCATCGACTGAGACACCGGCCACAGGGGAACCCTTGTAATGCAAATAACTATTCATGGCCGCAGATGCAACCGGAACAATAGGGCCGCCAAAACCCGTCATCAGAGCACCTGAAAGAAGCGAAGCGGCCAGCTGTATTCCAGTACCTTGTTGATTGCCCGTATTAACCTCATAGAGCAAGCCGCGTACCAGCACCTCGCCGCTTGACGTATCGACTTCAACCAGCAATTTTTTCAGTTTTTCGATTTCCTTATCCGTACCGGAGAAAACAAGCGTATCCGATTTTCTATCGACTATGGCGGCAGCGGAACCAGGGGGAACCATGCTGTTATCTTGTTTTGATGATTCCGGGGCGTGTACGGCCCGTGAAGCGGTAAAAGAACCCTTAAGCAATGGTGAGAGTAAATCAGCCAAATACGAACCATCGCGAAAGCGAGGATGATAGACAAACGTTTCTTTCTCGGCTTCAGGCTTCTCTACTTCTTTAACTTCCTGTTTAGTGCTAATCAGATCCACACCAGACACCGTTTTAATCTGGTAGCCCATCAAATCCAAAAAAGCCAGGAGGAAAGGCCGAACGCTACCCGTTTCAGAATTCCAACGGAAAGAAGCGGGGCGAGTATCGGCTATTATCGCCGGATCGAGAACGTATTGAGTTTTCACGACTTCGGTAAATATCACGCGCACAATCTCAGATACCGGCACAGAATCAAGCTCAAACGAAACTCCGCCTGGGAATGCCTTTTTATGCTCAGCACCATGAACAGAGGAAGCCAAAAAAAAAGCCATCACGAGAATAAAGACTTTCATTTTTTTACCCCTACGGAAGAACCAGAAAAAGACGTTACCTTGCTTCCATCCACATCACCAACCGAAGCAAGGCCGGAGTTATGAAAAACAGAAGGAGACTCAAAACGAACACGGCCAGAGGAACCCATGACAACCGAATAGGTCGTATTCGGCAGCTTTAGTTGTCCGGCATAACGCCAGGATTCAGAAAAAGCAGGGGCGGCAGGAACCGGCACAGGATTGGCTGCAGCATATTGAGTTGTGCCAGGCACAGGAGCGGAAGTAGAACCTTTAGCGCCCGTCTCTTTTGTCTCGGCAATAACGGCCACCGGCGTTGGATGAAAAAACGCCCAGATAGTACGAAGCGAAAAGAAACCAACCACAAAAAGCGCCGCGATTCCCAGCCATAGCTTAGGATTATTGAATATGTTTTGACGGCTATCAACATTGACCATCTTGCCATCAGCGCCACCCTTGAAACTGCTGTACAGCGGAAAAACCTTTTTATCGTAACGACGAACCCAAGAACCAATTAACGAACCCTTGACCATTTTGGAGCCTTCCCACATGGTCACACTGTACGTATTGCCCATGCCCAGGGAAACTTTCTTGTGTGTACGAAAAGAGAAAGCGACAACCGCTTTTATCGACCGGTGCAGCGTTCCCATATCCTGAATCATCATGACCAAATCGCAAGCAATACCGGTATCGGGATGAGTGAAATGGCCATGCTCAAGAAAGAAAGATTTGTGATTTTTCAGAATCTTTTGATCCGATCCCCAGAAACGCCACGCTTCATCGATACAAACTAAATCCCCTGGTTGAGCTATAGTGTCGGTATGTTCGCCCCTATGGTCATCAAAATAAGGAAAAAAATCAGCCTTAAAAACATCCTCGTTAACAACGTGAAAAACGTGGCCGAGTTTATCAATATCGATTTTGCGCTTCTCTGCGACATATTCCCGAACCAAATCATTCGAGATTCCATCAACGTTAGTCACAACACGACGACCCAAGGCGATAGCCTCAACGATCACTTCTGAAACAACCTCGTAACTTTTGCCGGAACGCATAAGACCGGTGTAAACATTAATTGGCATTGAACCCCCTCCCCTATCCAATCACCGGCATGCGCCTAATAATGAACCGAGTGACAAAAGCAGCTAAACCCGTTGAAAATCCCATTGAGAAATTAAAAAGATCGAGGAAATACCAAACCCCAGCAGGAATGCCACCAAAAACGCCATTTAAGGACGTTGCAGTAGGCAGTAAGCCTGAACTAACCAAAACCTGAATGAACTCTGTAGTAATGAAGAAAAGACCAAAAAACAACACAAACTTAACAATGATCGACCGAAAAACAAACCCAAGTACAACATTAAACGCAGACGTTAAAATCCCAAACATGAGGCCCCCTTATGCCTTTAAAACAATAAAAAGACCTACCATTGTCCAAACCAAAAACATAACGGCATAAAGCGTATCGTAAACCGCTGGAGCATCAAGCAAATCACAATGACCAGATAAAGTAAGCGTTTGACCCCAAACTGAAGCGGTAGGACGTGGACAAGTCGAAGTATGGGACGGAACAACAAAAGACTTAAGATCAGGCATTAAATTCAACAGCGGTGCAAGAATCTGTGCAGCGGTCGGAGTAGATTCAAGAGTAGGCGCAGCAATACCAGGATTAGGACCGAGATCAACGGTTGTTGTCGCTGTGGTTGGCGTAGTCGTTGACGTTGTAGTTGTTGTCGTTGTAGGAGCGGGCAAAGTAACCGGCTGAGTCATAGGGTTCAACAAATCAGCAGCATTTGGAAGCTGGTTTGTCATCGGGTTTTGCATTTGCCACGTCGAAACATCGGCAGAAGTAACGGGATCAGTCATTGAATAAGGATAACCGACATAGCCAGGCTTAGCGGCAGCATTCTGAAAAGCCTTATCAGCAATAGCAGCCACAGTCTGACCACTTAAAGGCGTTGTAAGAGAAGAATCAGGAAGAGCGGCAACAGCAGCATCAAAAGATTCGTGTGTTGTAGTCGGGGTAATCGGTTGAGCCACATACGCAGGATTAGCCTTTGTATATTTTGTAGCATAAGTGGGCGAAAGATTAGGCTTATTCAATGTGTAAGAATATCCAATTTGACCCAAACCATTATTAGTTTGTTGCACCATAGAAAGACTACATCCAGTACAACCATTTAAAGCTTCAGCTGTAACAAGAGGCAACAAATCACCATAATTACGAATGGCATGAGTAAGACCATCACCGCCCCAAATCGGGCCATATTGAGAAGGAACATCCGAAGCAAAAGAACCCGTATAAGGAACACAAGTTGTATCACCAGGTAAACAAACAACATCAGGAGTTCGAGTTTCAGACGAAACGGCAACCGTACTTAACTTAGGATCAACACCAGGAGCAACAAGCCCAGTTCCACCCGCCGAATTGCCCGTCAATAACGTATAAGCACCGAAAGCAATAGCCGCAATCCCAAGACCAACCGCAATAGTAGCCCAGGCCGGTAAACCGGCCACACCTGCAACGGCCATACCCAGGCCAGCCGTAGAAGTGGCGACCGTAATAGCGTCATTTACAGAAACAGAAGCGGCCGCAACAGTGGCAGCAAATCGTGGATCATTAGCCGCAAAACCCGCCCGTACAAGCTTTTGTTGAATAGCACCAGAAACAGCAGAAGCCATTTTTGAAGCAGAACCGACAACAGAAGCTTGCACCTGAGACTGTGAAAAAATAAAAATCAAAAGAACAACAAAAAATCGACGCATCGAACCAACCCCCTACTTTAAACCCTCAACAACCGCCCAGGCCGAAACCAAGCCCCAAGCGAAAACAAACAAATACCAAAGATCATTAATCGTCACAAAACCCCCAAAAAGGGGCGCTCATTGAAAGCAACACCCCTAACGTTTTAACTACTTCCTGTAACGAATCATGTCTAACACCATATAAGCGCCGTCAACGGCCACCCAGCAAACAGCGATAGCACCCGCAATAGAAAGCACCGAAACAATAGAGCTTCCAAAGTCAATATGACTCATCAACCCCGACATATCAGGGCCAACAGCAAAAGCACTTGAAGAAGCAAAAAAACCAGCGATTAGAGCGGCGATTTTTTTCATATTGGAAAACCTCACTTTCTTAAAATCAAAAAAAAGGGGAGCGACAAACAAAGACGCCCCCCTTCCGATCCGCAGTAAATTATTTGCTGCGAAGCATTGCCAAACCAATTTGTGCGCCTTTTACAGCAACATAAACAACGGCCAACATGCCAGCGATAGCAAGAACCGCAACTGTAACCGTGCCAAAATCAACGGCAGAGGTTAAACCAGACATATCAGGGCCAACAGCAAACGCACTTGAACCAAAAACAAAAGACAATAATGCAGCTAAAAAAACTCTCAACATAATAAAACTCCTTACAACAAAAAAAACCGGAAAAACGCCGGTACGCTCTTTAATCAGGTGCGACCCCGAATAAAATTAATGACGACACCCGATGATCTGGCGACCAAAAACAAAGCAACAACAAAGGTAAAAGATAATGTCCAGAGACCGGCAGCATAAACATAATCAAAGGGCCCTAAAGAAGCCTCAATACCAGCGGCCATGCTTGAATCAAGCACGTAAGCCGGAACAACCGCGATAGTTTGATACTGTGTAGAACCGTTATTTAGGTAAGCGGGGCAAGCCTCAAGAATCCAAGCAGAGGTAGGAGCCGAAACGCTATCAACACAAACCAAAACACGTTGAGTTGTTCCGGTCATTGTTTAAGCCGCAGTCTTATTTTGCGGAGACTCAAGACCGACAATAACATTTCGACCCTCACGATCCAGCGAAGTAATAAGCTCCATTTGAACGGGAGAACCTTTAAAAGACGAATTAAATTGATTCTGAAATTGGGTGGCAAAAGATGAAGCAACCGATAATTCAACCGCACTGAATCCCTCTCCGCGTGATTGAAAATTGGAGTTCTCAACATCGGTAAACGGCATTAAAACCAGCGCACGAGTCATTGAATAAGGTTGTTGTGAGACTTTAGCAATGCCAGTGTTAGTGAATGCAGAAGCAACTATAAATTTCATATGGATTTTTCCTGATTAAGTATGAAAGAAGGTTTTGGTAAAACTCGGCGGAATGCCAACGGTGGTGGTGAATCGTCCGGCATCAATCCCAATGACTGACGCCAAACGCGGTTAAATTGTTTAAGGTTTGAGCTGACAACTTGCCACTGCTCAACGGTATGCCCCTGGTTCAAATAAAAGGCTTTAATGGCTTGGTGAATCTTTGCAATAAAAGAGAAAGCTTCACGATTGGCAGCAAAGGAAGCGTGAAACGCTTTATCGTTAAGCCCCCAGCCGGGAACGGTTTGAGCTTCAAGCGCAAGGACACGGGTTAAGTCTTTAGGCGACATATGCGCCTTGGGATTCGGCGTAACCATTAATTTTCCTCCGTCCAGTCAACCTGTGAGAAAGAGCCGGCGTTTCGTAACGGTTGCCCCTGGTTTAAGTCAGCGCCGGTGGCATTTCGTAACGATTTTATTCGGGACTGTTGACGATTTCTTTCCGCAACCGAATGAAGCCCCGCTTTAGTAAGGCGATAATTCGATTGCTTGCAGGCGTTAGAACAAAAAACAGGTGTGCGGCCGGAACCTTTGCAAAACAGGGGGCCAAAGCAATACCTACATGAAGTCATGAGTTAAGCCCCCTGCCCTATGCCGCTATCAAACCGCGCTCATAAGCCCATGTGGGGATAGCGACCGGCACGGCTTCTATAATGCGCATTAGCGGAACAACGTTGTTATGTTCGGGTTCAAGGTGCATGGCGGAAATATCCACGCCGTACTCAAGCAAGGCTTTACGATGCCGGAAATAGGTAGTTTCAGAAAGAAGCTGGCGGAGGTCAGCACCTTGCCGCCAGAGTTGGTAAGTCCCCATCAAAGTACGAGGCATTTTTAAAAGTTGTTCATCAATTAAGGTAGCTTGTGTAGTCATGTCAATTTTCCCCAAGTAGTCATTGAATAGTTGATTGATAAGATCAGGGGTTAGGTGGTAGCCGTGGGTAATTCCGTGCTTTTCAAGTTCCTTGGAAAAGATGCGCAATTCAGCGCGAAGCTTGCCTTGAATGAACTCTTCAAGGCCGATATTTTGAAGGTAGTCGGGCAGCAAATGAGACTTGCCCTTAGCGAGCATTTCGCGCGCTTTGTTGTAGAACTTTAACGCCCAGCGCCGAGAATTCTTGCCAAGGTAAACGGTGCCTTTATCGCGTGTGCTGCGACCGTGGCGAGAACGCGCGCGCATTCCGGCAGCATGTAACCAAGCTTCAACACTGGCATCATTGCCAACGTCGTAAAGTTCGTTGATGTCTAACATCTTAACTTTGTAGTCGCCCTTCTTAATCTTGGCTTCAGTCAATAAAGGGCTTGAGCAACCGTGCAAATGCTCAGCATGTAATTCGTAGACTTTGCGAAATGACAGCAGCAACAGCATGTTCAAATCGCGGGAGCCAAAAACGTTATGCCCCTGTAAGAACTTGCACAAGTTGCCGTCAATCATTAAAGCGGTTGCCCTGCCCTCACCATTACCGCCAGTTGATTTGATCTTGAGGCTGGTTTCATGGCTAGAACGGCAATCTATCGATTTAACACATTCCCAGGTAATTTCTCCGCTAGCTTCAATAGATAAAACACGACCAGCCGGTATGGGGTCGTGTAGGAAATCTATTTCGCCGCGAAACCAATCGATCATGAAATTAATTAAAATATTATGTAAGTTTAAAGTTGCATGTAAACTGAGAAATTACATGTCAGTTAATGAATTACATGTAACTTTACAAATTACATTGCAACATGTCAATAACAAAATTACATTGAGGTTATGAAAACGATTAAAAATTACATAGAACAACTAAAAGAACAGTACGAACTGGATAGCTACTACAAAGCTATGCAGTATTTAGACATGGACAGGCAAGCGTGGACTAACATCCAGAAAGGAAGCGGAATATCAGAAAAAAACGCCATGAGACTTGCGCAGGCGTTAAAAATAGATCCAATTGAAATAATGGCAGTATCAAACGCACTCAAAGCGAGCACAAACGAAATAAGGGATGTTTGGCTAAGACTAGCCAAAGAAAAAGAAGAAGAAAGAAAGAAAAGAACACATTGACTGTCAAAAATGGGAGTAAAGGACAGTACTACTTACCCCTGTCCTTGCATTTGTTGCGAATCGTTCTTAATTGAATAAAAAACAATCACAATTTAATGAGAGAAAAATTTATGAGCACATGGAAATTCGATCCTATAAATTACACTATTCGCAATATTCAACATGGAGAATGGGAAATTGATCTTACAAAAGTAAAAAGTAAGGATGATCTACTTTACTGGATATTGCAGGCAGCACGACACCAATTTGACATAAAAGAACTATTTGAAGAATTTCTCAATGCAGCTGAATGGTCATTCGGATCAAAAGAAATTAACGGCGCCGTAGCACTCAGCGACATATTTCATGTATCCCCAGAAGGTATAGGTCCAGTAGATTGGGTGAAAGGTAAAACAGCAAACCCAAAGATTGAAGAAGCCAGAAAAAAGCTTTTCTAATCAACAATATAAAATAATTACCCTGTAAAAAACAAAAACAATTCTTATTTGCTTATATTAATTACAACAGCAACAATGTCAGTAGTTATTTATTTTCAAAACAAAGCAAATTCAGCGCATGAATCCGCAATAAGAAGCATCAAACCCGATTCCCTTCCAACGAATAACATGAAATGGTCGACAAAAATTAGACCTCGCATAATGCAGCCTATGCAAAAAAGCCCCGGTGTGCTGTCGCATTATCCACCGAAGCTTTTCTACATAAGCTGCGATCACATTATGCGAAGT